AATGCTATCGTTTCTGGAAATGCTAGAGTTTTTGGTAATGCTGAAGTTTCTGGTAATGCTAAAGTTTATGGAGATGCTGAAGTTTATGGAAATGCTATCGTTTCTGGAAATGCTATCGTTTCTGGAAATGCTATCGTTTCTGGATCTGCTAAAGTTTATGGAAACGCTGAAGTTTATGTATTTGCTATAGTTTCTGGATCTGCTAATATAGTGAACGGAAAGCACACGAAACAGGTCAAAACATTTCAATTATCACAACATTGCATCACATTAGATGGGGATTATCTCAACATCGGTTGTAAGTCATATACTATCAACCAGTGGCTTAAAAACTATAAAAAAATTGCAAAAGCAGAAAATTATAGTGATGAAGAGATTGAAGAATACGGAATAATAATCAAATCAATTGATCAAATAAGGAAATTAGGAAATGAATAAAGATCAAAAAATTAAATTATTTTTTGCAGCGCTGTATCATGATGTTGGCAAGCCCCAAACAACTAAATTTAATGAACAGAAACAGGATATTCAAGCTATAGATCATGAAAATATTGGCTCAATAATAGCCGAAGATTGCTTAACTAATCTTATTCCCAAGAAATTAATTAAGCCAATATTAATGATGATACAGCAGCACATGCTCAACGAATCTATTTCTAATAAATCTATCGTAAAAAGAGCTGATGAATTTATTAAACATGATATATGTTGGAATGAAATTCTAAGTCTTAAATTGCGCGATGAAATTGGACGAATTGGTTTATTATCTCGCGAAGACACTTTGATTAGTCACATCAATTTATATAAAAGAATTCATGATCTTGGCGTTCTTAATGAACCTCTTCCAAAGTTGTTGAGTGGCAAAGACTTGATTTCTATTGGGTTTAAATCTGGTAAAATCATTGGCAAAATTATGGATGAGATCAGAGCCAAACAATGTTCTTTTCAATTAAAGACACACGAAGAAGCAATGGATTTTACAATGCGAAGATTTAAAAAGGTGAATATATGAAATTCTATCAGTTTACTTGTTCTAATGGCGATGTATATGAAGTTCCATTATATGAAATTATATTCAATAAAGCAAAATATGCTTTTGATAATCATTGGTTTGAAGACGACGCGTCCAAATCTATGATTATAGAATTTGGCAACGTTATTGAAGAAATAACAAAAGAATTTAATAATGATGCTGGTTTAATTGAAGATTGGGCAAAGAATGATATGGAATGGGAAGATGTTGCTTGTAAAGCGAGAATAGTTAGAGTTGGTGAGGTGTTAGATATGAAAAAAGAGTGGAATGATTGTGATAATATCAAAATTGTAGAACACGAAAGACAATGATATCTAAATTGCTAAATGTTATTAAAAGTTATCTATATAGATTCGAAAAATTGTCTCTTCCAGAACAAATTCAATCTGGAAAGTTTTATGTTAAGTATAAGGATGGAATGAAATCTCATTCTATGGATTATAAGACTGCTAAGCACTATGCAAAGATGTATGATGGTATTATTATAAACAATTGGAGATGAATATGAATATCGTGGTTAAAACTAGTTTATTTAGCATATATATTAAACAGAAACATGATCTAAAACAATCGGTATATGATTTTAAAAAGGAACGAATGTTTCAACAATTAGCGCAATTAGTAAACACATATAATGAAAAAATTTCAAAAACATTATATTATCGTTTATTCAAAACTAAAATCTTAGATGTCACAACAAAAGATGTTGAAAATTGGTTTGATAATAATGACTTATACGAACAAGAAATTATAAATATAAGTTCTTTGATTAAGAATCATGGAATATCATCATTATCAAATATTAAAATATTGATTCCGAATGATCTTATACAATTATTTAAAGATATTAAACGATTGGAAAAACTCGAAAGAATGTTAGAACGTCATGAAGCTACAACAATTGAAATAACTGAAGATGATTATATGTTAGTATATGAATGAATCAATAATATATCAAATTGGCTTAAACAAACTTACCAAGAAATCTGGTAAGTTTAATTTTCGTTGTCCGATTTGTAAAGATTCTCAAACTAATCTTAGAAAAAAACGTGGTTGGATCTATACATATAAAGGTGAATTTTGGTATAACTGCTATAATTGTGGATATGCAAAACCATTCAAATCTTTTCTAAAAGATCATTATCCTCATTTATATTCCGAATATATTAAGAATGAGATATTCGATAAACACGATAAACACATTGAAGATCATGCAAATGAATTGCCAAAAATTGAATTTGAATATATAGATGATTTGCCGTCAATTTTTTCATTAGACAAAGAACATTTTGCTAGAAAATATATCGAAAATAGAAAGATACCTTTAAATCACTGGAAACACATCTATTTTGCATTCAATTATCAGCTATGGATAAACAATAAGATGCCCGGTAAGTTCATCAGTACGCCGCATCAAGATGCTCGTATTGTGCTTCCTATTTATAACATTCACAAGAAAATTGTTGGAGCACAAGGAAGAAGCATAGATAAATTTGCTAAGCTTCGATATATTACAATTTTATTCAACGAGAATGAATTGAATGTTTCTGGATTAGAACGCGTCAATAAAAATGAAATGATATATGTCACAGAAGGTTATATTGATTCATTATTTTTGCCAAATGCAATATCTATGAATTCATCTAGCGTGGACGTTGATCAATTGCTTCAAATTTCAAATAAAGACAACTTCGTATTCGTGTACGATAATGAAAGACGTAACAAAGAAATAAAACAACGAATGCTGAATATTGCTAAAAAAGGTTTTAAAATTGCATTGTGGCCAAAGTCAGTTTATACGTGGGGTAAAGATATCAATAAAATGGTCGAAAATGGATACTCTGTTGAGAATATTAAAACAACTATTGATAATAACATTTATAAAGGATTTGAAGCTGAATCTTTAATACGACTTATATAAAATTTTATTTTTGACTTATAATTTATGAAAAGGAGAATTTATGATTAAAATGTATAAATGGTGCGAAGATACGTTTGATATGGAAGTAGAGCTTAGAATTGATACGGAGAAATTTACAAAAGAAAAAGCTATAGAACATTTAGATTGGTTTATTAAAAGAAACATGGAAGAAGATCCATTAGAACATGCTATTAAACGGCATGCAACAAAATGTTTAAGTTTAGCAATTACTGAAGGTTTGAATAAATATGGCGTAATTGAAGAAATGAAATATGTAGAAGGATTTCATCCAGTTGATGGATCTGAAGGAATTACTCTTGAAAATGTTCGCGGATTAGAATTAGATTTAGATGATTTTCTTTTTGATGAGGATGAATTAATATGAATACGACAAAATGCGCTCTATTAAAAAGAATATCGTTTCTTACTGAAGAATTAAATAAGGCTAATCAGAAGATTCAAGAATATATATGTTATGCAAAACACACTGAGCAAGAATGTAATTATTCTCAGATGATGGAATATAAAAACTTATTATCTGAATTGATAATTAAATTTGACAATCACAATTTTGAAAATATGTTAGATTGCAATAAAAATTGTTTTTGCAATGAAGTTGAACAAATAATTGAAATAATGAGGAGTAGTATTAAATGAATCGGTTCAGCTATTGTAAAGAATGTAAAAGACCCATCAGTTCAGTTGATGAATATGGAAATATTTATGTGTATAATACAGTAATGCAACGAGCTGATAGAGTATCAGAAGAACCAGTGGATATGTCAGCTCTAACTGAAGCAATACAATGTTTAAAAACAATTCGATTTGAATGTAAATTGAGTCTATCAATTGAAGATAAAATTGATAGCATTCTCCAAAAATGCATTGATTTTTAAAGGATAATACAAATGATAATGCTTACCGACAAATTTAATACATTGATTGTTTTTAGTATTAACAATATAAAAGCGATTTTTGTTTATGATACTGAAATTCATATTGAATACTTGAATGACAAAGAATCCATAGAGATATTATTTGAATCAATTGAAGACTGTAAAGTTGCTCGAGATTATATATTTAAAAAATTGAAATTACAAGGAATAACAATATGAATAAAGAGCCGAGTCCTTTGATAACATTGTGCAATAAAATAGTGGATGATCCTACAATTTTATTAGTGTTGTGTGTATTAGCTGGTCTTGCTCTGGATACAACACTAAGTTATATTTTGCGCATTATACAATTGTTTATAAAGTGAGAAATTATGCAAAGCATTTTAAAGCCATTACTTGAATATTTGCGTGGTGGAACATATATGCTAAATCTCAAGCCAAAGTATATTTTAAGAAATGATCCATACAATTGTTTATTAATCATTGTTGATCAGCATTATAAAATAATCTTGAGATATTGTGCCGTAAATAGACAATACATGGTTCCATTAAAAGAAGAATATTGTGATAAGAATAAAGAACTAATTTATAGCTTCTAAATAAAAAATCCCAACTTAAATTAATAAGTTGGGATTTTTGTTTGTTAAGACCTATTTTATTAAACAATTCTGTTGCAAAGAATGATTATGCGCCAATCCAATACATTCAATATCATTATATGTGTATTCTTTAAAGATATGATAGTGCCCATGAATTAATGTTTTTGGTTGAACAATTTTACATATTTTTTGAATTTGAAAACGATTTAAAAGCGACAGCATATCATTTTTATAATTAGTTCCAAGAATATTCAATGGAGCATCATGGCAAACTAATATATCTATTGGAATGTTATTATTGATTCTTTCTATTTCATCATCTTTAATAGTCTCTTCTTCAAACCATGATACGCCAATTTGTCTATATAAACGATCAATACTATATGCTCCGCCGAATCCCATTATATTCTTTCCATCAATTTGATGAACAACACCTCTAGGAATGTAGAAACATCGTTCTACCTCTGGAATTTCGCTAACTTTATTTTGAGGAAGTTTTTTAATGTGTTTAAAATCTTCATGATTTCCATCAACAAAATATAAATTCATACAAACAAATTTTTCTTTCATAAATGTATTTAAATATGAAAGAAAAACAAAACCCTCATTATCATCTGGCCAATATCCAAAATCGCCGCAAACAATAACATTATTTATATTATTGTTTGCGGCAACTGACAATGCTTTTGATAAAAATGGGAAATCACAATGCGTATCTCCAACAAATAGTATCATATCTATTCCTTTAATTTATTTATTTCCATCAACACATTATCTTCATGAGTTTCTATAATACTTCTCCTTGCATTCATTTCATCATGCAATTCTTTAAGACTACATTCAATAGCCTTAGATTTTAACCTTAGATATATAAGATGAATTGCTTTTTCTTCAGCTTCAGATAATCTATGTAATGAGTAATAATGATAATCAGATCTAATTTTGTTTAGTTCAGATACTGATATTTGATTAGAATATTTTCCAATAATTATTCTAATATTATCTGGTGTATTTTCAAAAACTTCTCTTTTATAGCATGTCCAATTTAGATTTGTTTGTAAATGGTATTCATATAATACTTTCATTTTTATTCCTCTTCAAATATTTTCATAACTTCAGCAACAACAGCTTTTGTATGGTTCCAGACATTTCCTTCTTTATGATGCTTTGGTGATTGTTCACATGAGCTTAACAAATCTAATTCTGGAAAATGAAGCTTTAATAGACCAGATTCTTTTAAGAAGTCTAATGCTTTGGATATATGATTAGATTTACCGTGTAAAATTGCCTTTTCAAATTCTTTAAATATCGAATCTTTGGATAAATGCTTTGTCGATTCTAAAAAATCTTGATCAATTATTTTTAATACTTCTTCAAAGTTGAAACCAAATCTAGCTATCAACTGGAATGCTCGAAACAATCTCAATGGATCTTCCTTAAAGGTATTAACATCGACGGGTCTTAGCGTGTTATAACGAATATCTTCAATACCATTAAATGGATCATCATGGAGACATTCTCGTTTATCTATCCGTTGAAGAATAGCATTGCAAGTAAAATCTCTTCGTCTTGCGGCTTCTTTTATGCTCATAAATGGATCAACTTCAACTGAAAAGTCAGTATGTTTATTTCCTGTTTTATTATCTTTTCTAGGAAATCCAATTTCTATTATTTCATCAGCTATATTAACTCTGTAGACTGGGAACTTGGATTCTGGCTCAATATCAAATGGAATATTATTACTGCACAAAAATAGTTCAAAATCTATAATTGTACAATTAAAAAGCTCGCAATCAAGATCTTTCGATATGACTGCCGGTTTATTGCTTCTAAAGTTAATAATATTCATTGCTGAATCTCTAACGCAGCCTCCAACAAAGTATAAGACTCCACCAATTTCTTTGTTCAGTTTTTCGCTAAAATCGAAAATATTCATTTTCAAATCTCCCCCATTTTTATTTTAAGTTCTTTCAAAGAATTAGACGTTACTGATGGAAATTCAATGCATACATATAATGAAAATTCTTCCGTAATACATTTAGATGCATTGAATTGTCTTGTATGGAGACGCTGATAATGAAACTCGCACCCTCGTGTATCTTTTGTCTTTCCATTTGATTTTGTAAGCATTTTTAAATCTCCTTATGAATTTATCTTACCATATAATTTTAAAAATGTAAACAAAAAAAAAATAGATAACACTATAAAAATGTTATCTATTTTTTTAATAAATTAAATTATGCTACTTTTTCTTTTTCTTCTTCAATTACTCTTTGAAGTTCTTCCTTTGCTTTTATCACGATTTCATCAGCATTTTCTTTTCTTGTTGCATATGTCAATCTTTCTTCATCGCTCATAGTTGTCCACTTTTTAGCCACGCAATCACAAAGCAATTTAGTTTTTTCATCGTTATTCGCAATTTCATCTTCCGTTTGAACTTCAAAACCTTCATATCCACGGCCATAGCATTTCGGGCAATTTGATTTAGCCATAGCAAACCAATTAATATCATATTCAATCCAATTGATTTTTGATTTAACTCTAGTTGTCGGTCTCTGCCCATATCCGGCATTTCTACCCATATAGTTTCCCTTTCGAATGTATTTATTTGATATAACAATTATACTACAACAATATTTTTTTTAATATTTAAGAGTGCAATTCTTCATTCCATTCAGAATCAAACGAAATTGATTTGAGACTATGTATAATATAGTCCTTATTTGTCAAAATAGTATTTATCTGATCTTCTGTAGGTTTATATATCAACGAAACATGAGGAACAAATTCTGAATATGAATGTTTAAATCCAGTTTCTTTAAGAGAATTAAATTTGCTTATTAATTCATCAGAAACAAGTATTAGAGCTATCGAATAGAAGTCTGATGAAGGTTTTCCCATCACATGAATATCAATTGGATATGCAACATATTTTTTAATATCCGGCTTGTAATTAATATCTGGATTCGTCTTATCGTATATTAATGTTACATGAAGACCTTCTAACGGAACATCAATTCCAATTTCACTAAGAATATTAGTGATTCGAATAACATCATCTTTGCAGACTTTTAAACCAACGTATCCTTTTCCTTCGAATATTATTTCGTACCATTTTTGCATAAGGCCTCCAAAAAATATCTATCATTTTATTAATAAATTGAACTTGATCTTCATTAAAATGCCATCTAACGTTTAAATTTGATTTGAACCAACTCATTGGTGTATTGTTTCGTTCAATACTTACAGCGCACCAATCAATAACCATCTGAATCATAGAAAGCTTATTCATATTAGTAACATTAATACATTTTAATGGAACATCTCTATTATCTGGATTTACGACATTTGTCTGAGATGACCAATATTCAGGATGATGTTTTTCTAATTTACAATGTAGTTCAGTTGCTTTTGTCATTTCCATTGCTATGTTGTTTGGAATAATAAAATCAATACCTTCTCTTATACATTTATAATTCCAAGTGATCAATATATAATGAAACATAAGTTCTTTGCTGAATTTGGTTTTATCGTGACATTCTATTTCATCAGATAAGTTTAGCAATTCGGTATAATGTAGATCCAATTTTAAATAGCTCTTATAAAACACATCTTTCACTAGACTAATGTGTTTATTTGTTCGCTCCATATAATAATCAAGCATTTCTTTTGTAATCATCGTTTTCTCCCTTTAGAAAAAATCATCTAATGAATTCGTTGTTGATAATAAGTTTTGAATATTTAATCTTTCACACATATCATCAATAATTTTACCATAAGTCTTTTCATACATTGTTCCGTAATCAATAAAGTCAAGAATCATATTATCTTTTGGCAATCTATTGATAAATCCAAATGTTTCAGCATTAAGTGTATTAGGTTGCTTCATCCAAACAAATCTAATTTTTTCACCATCTTTTATCAATGAATACTGATTGATTAGTTTATTATTTAATACATATTTATTGTAATTCATCGCAGCCTTAACATGAGCTTGAGCGCCTTTTATCCATCCACCTTTGCCATCTGCATATTTGTATAATCCATTACATGTTTTCGGCAATGCTATATCTTCTGGAGAAAGAGCCATTATTTTTTCTTTACATCTATTAACAACATTATATAAATCTTCTTTATTAGTTAATATAGTTTGAATCGTTTCTTTTTGCATTGCTCGAATTGCTCTGGGAATGCTAGACTTAACACACTCAAGTCCTTTATATCCAAATTTCGGAGTATTTAATTTAATACCATCTTCAACCACTAATCGATATGCATAATGTTTCTTTGCTGTCCAGAAAGCATTAGATATAATTTTTTCGCAACTCATTTTCATATAATTTTCTGGAGCGCCAACATATTCTGACAAATCCTGGTATGTATCATTTATTAGCTGCTGAAATTCTGTATTAGCAAATGTTTGGATCCAATCAATAATTTGATCTGCAGTAAATCCATTACAATGTTTTTTAACTAATGGCGCAACCGAAATTAGAATTGAATCGGTATCACCAGCGCACAAGATTATTTCTTCACCATACTTAGCTGTCAAAGCATTTATAAGTGTTTTTAAAACTAATTGTCCATTCATCGTTATTGAAGATGGAAGCTCATATCGGCAATATCTAAAAAACTCATTCGCTAATGCACCATATTCTGAGTTCATCATAATCTTGATGCCTTGTTCAGCAACATACATTCCAGAAAGCTGATCATCAAAAGCTTTATCCTGTTTAGCTTTTAATAATTCCATTTCTTTCTTGATTGCTTTGCGTTCAGCATAATTTTCTTTTAATAGTTTTGGAATGCAGCCAACATCATCTTTTTTAAAATAAAATCCATTTGCCGTCATAATATAATCTGGATGAGTTGGAATTAGTTTATTCAATATTCTATCATCCAATTGTTCTCGATCTATAGGTATAATCGAATATCCAAGATTATTAAGTTCTTTTAATTCTTTTAAAAATTTGATTTGTTTTTGAGATTTAGATTTTTTAATATATTCATCAATTTCAGATTCACTCAAAGACTGAAGCCAATCGGTTACAGTCAAATCTTCTACAAGCATTTCTGGTGATATGTTCCATTGCATGTGAATATGTGGATATAGACTGTTCAAGTCAAATGTTACTACCCATTGCAATAAGTCTATAACCGGTTCAACTACCCATGCACCAGGATATGCAAATTTTGTAACATCTGATTTCAATGGTGGAATTTGTACATTCTTTTCAGATAATGAATGATAGATGTAAATGTCCCATAGTTTAATTGGCGACATACATTCTTCAAAATTGGCTGCCTTGGCTTTATAAGTATTTCGAATATGAATATCAATGTAACGTCTTTTCTTATTAAGCATAACCATCAAATGCACATCAACTATGTTATAATCCACAAATTTCGTATGATCTAATTCATACAATTGAGTAAGATTATCATATTCTTCATAATTTAATTTGTCCATATTTAAATCTTCAACAGCAAGATTAGATAGTGAATATGATTCACGAGGATCTGATACGTATTTTTTATACAATTTTAAATTATCTAAAAGAGATATTCCATCAATTGATGTACGATATTCATCTTTTCCAGATGTAAACTTATCTTCAATTTCAGTATATTTTGAGTTTGCTTTGCCAATTGGTGATAAATCGTTTTTATTCAGACCAATGTTTTCAGTTCTGTTGACAATATATGGAAAGTCAAATCCATCGCCATTATGAGCGATCCATATATCGGGTCTAAGATGTTGAATAAGTTTAATAAAGTTGATTATCAATTCTTTTTCCGTTTGACAAACTTTAACCGAAACTTTATTAGTATTCAGTGGTAAACGCTCCGTATCATACTCATAATCTTTTAAACAAAATACTAAGTATTCGTTTCGTTTTGAATCATAAATACTAATAGACGTAATTGGCCATTTTGCTTCGAATGGATATGGAAAGCCTTCTTTTGAATTGACTTCAATGTCTAGTGACCAAATTCTTATGTCGCTCTGTTTAAATTCTATAGGAGATTTATAATTTGCGGCTATGAATTGATGCGTTGGATCAATGTGCCCGTATAATTGAATTAAGTCTTTATTCTGATTTGTAAATTTATAATATTCAGTTAAATTTTCGAATGTTTTCTGTCTTAACGGGGTTCTATCCAATGCGAAGATGTCACTAGTTTTACTTATCTCATAATAGACTGATGGTTTGAAACTTTCTTTATAATGAAACTTTTTCCCTTTATCATATCCAATATGATGAATTTCATTTCCTTTTTTTCCAACAAATGTATAGAACATTGCGGTTCCTTTCAGATATAAAAAATACGTGGTATTATTTATAATACCACGTATTTAGAAATTTTAATAATTAAGATATAGCAGAATAAGCATTAAATAAGCTTGAATAATCAATATCTTTTTCAAGAAGTTGACGCCAAATAATAATGCTAGAAGAGAGTCTTGTTTCTGATAGTTGGCCAAGACAATCATTAAAAAGTTGTTTTATTTCGTCTGGCATTTTAGCTATTTTATCCAATGCAATATTCATAATCTGTGTATTTGAAACATTCATGCCATTTTGAAATATAACAAACACTTCTTTTAAAACGGTATTCAATACATATTCGGTGGCATCTTTCATAATGACGTCATTTATAATTTCATTATAGATCGTTGCTTCACTTCTTTTTATAAGTTCAAATGCGAAATACTGTGGCCCAAATATATCACGACTAGAGTGAATTGTATCCATCAAAATATATGAGTGAGATGGTATGAATACAATTTTATTATTTGTATAATCAACCAATTCTACGCCATCAAATCCAGAACCAATAGAATCCAATTTTTCCATTACCTGTAATAGATGATTTTCATCTTCAATATCTGTTAATTCAATAATGAATTGACTAATATCAAAACACGTGTGAGCAACTATTTTATTTGTCTCATTATATTCAGCAACAAGTTTTATAGCTGTTTCATTTTCTTCGAGAAACGCATAAATGTTTGGAAATCGGCTCATTTCAGGAATTTGAAATATAACATCATAGGAATGTGTTTTGATCAAGAATGTTAGTAATGGACCAATATCTTCATGTTTAGTCAGCATAGCCATCAAATCAAATGTTTTATTATTATGATTAATTTTAGATGGAATTAACTTCCAGTTAGAATTTTGTTCATCATATACTAATTTAGCTCTAACATCATTTATTTCAGAATATCTAACGAGATAATTCCTAATTGGTCCAATATCATTGGCTCTAAGTTTATTAGTAACAAATTTTCGGTATTCAGTAATTTTCATATAGTCACCTCAGTTAATTTTTTGTCTGCATAAAACTGTTCACGAGCATATCTATACATTTCAATCAATTCGCAATATTCATAATTATGAACATCATCATAACTCATTTGAACAAATTCATTGATAAAGCCTTTAATAAAAAATGGATCATTCACAAAATTGTTATGAGCCAAAAATTCTAAAACATCTAGCTTTTCTCTACTATAATTATATAACATATCGATCATAATTACTAAATCATTTTTTACCAGCATCTTCTCATTATTTGGATGTTTTATAAAACCATATTTATTAATTAAGTAATTAGTTTTTGATTCAATTACAGCATAAAAATTGTTATTTGCGAATATTTCATAATCTTTATTTCTCATGTTTTATCTCTTAAATGATGTAACTAGGAATGTAAACATCTAAGTTAAATGAATCTATAATCTCTCTAGCATGCTTATTCACATATATGTTTTCACTAACTTCTGTCTTCATTTTAAATGAACCTGTTAGATTAAAATTTTCTGTCAAATAGATTAAAGTGTTTAACAAAGAAAATGATCTTCCAAAATCGATCATCTGAGTTCTAAGCATTGAATCTGCAGATTCGGCCATATTTGCAGTCATAATTGCGGCTTGCAGTTTCATTGTTGTTCCAAGAATTCCTAATATACATCCTTCATAAAAATATGAATCAACATACCCTAGAATAGCATCAACAAGACCATTCATTTTATACATATCCCAATAATCCGAATACCCAACAGGATATGGCGAAGAGGGCTTAAAAATAGGTGGATCATAAGTAACATCAGATATAATTACATTTGTAAAATCTGAAATTATGATGTCGACCATCTGGGATTCTTTTAACATTGTATTTGCTTTATATGCTGCTATCTTCGATTCTAATTCATCAAATTGAGCTTCGTATGAAGCGATTGAGTTTGCTTTGTTTACTGGCGTGCAATCAGCATTAGAAGCATCAATACAATATTGACGCATTATGGCTAATCTATTATCAATATCAGTAAACCAATTCATTGTTCAATGCTCCTTGTAGTTTTTTTAATCTTTTCAAATTTATTCGTTTCTTCATATCTTTTATCAGATAACAATTTCTCACATACTGGACAGATATCTTTTCCAATATAAGACCAAAAATTTTCATAGCATTCATCGCAAAAGCATTCAATCATATTATGATTCTCAGCCACTTTACTTCTTTTCTCCTTCTAATTCTTTCATAAATTTAAATACAATTTTATTATCAATAGATACCATTTGCGCATATCCATATTTTATACATTTAGCTTTCAATGTTTCGATTTCTACAATTCTTTCATAAATAAGTGCTGCAAAAGCAAAAATACATACAACTGACGGAACAATAAATAACGCTGCATAACCTCTTTTATTCTTCATCATTTGATAACCAATCCTTTCGTTCATCAGCTGAATTTTTTCCAAATAACATTTCTAACTTTTGCTCGGTGCAATCCGTGTGTGAAAACTTTACCAACTTTGGATTATCAATCAATTTTTTATATTCTTCTTGAGATAAAGAGCCTAGCCCTTTGTTGTATTCCAATATACTATATTCTGTTTGTTTTGTATAAAAATCGGTTAAAGAATAAAAATTGTCAACTTGTTTCGTTTGATTATGCTTTGCAATTATCAATGGAGATATAACTCGAAATACTTTTCCTTTATTTATAAGATCTGGCCAATACGTATAAAATATATTCAAAAGTTGAGCGGCAATACAATCGCCATCAGTATCAGCATCGGTTAAAATATAAATGGCTCTATACTTAAAATTTTCAATTGATGGTGAAGATAATTTTAAACCAAGCAGAGCTACAAGATCACAAATATTTTCATTATCTAATAATTTTTTCGCTGATGATGTTCTTGGGTTAATTACTTTTCCTCTTAATGGATAGCCGGCGGTAAAATTATTTCTAACATTGATGAGCTGCCCAATAGCCGAATCACCTTCACAAATATAAAAATTACAATATTCAAGTTTCGAACTTATTGAAGGAATGAACTTTGCAACTTTAAGTTTCTTTAATTTTTTTTCATCTTTTTCTAATGACTTTCTATCATTCAAATTTTTAATAGCATCTGCATAGTTTTTAACCGCTTCATAAAATTCTTTATTCTTGAGCATGTTTGAAAGAAGCTTGTCAAAATCATTATTAAAATATGATTTTATTTCATTATAAGGATTTGTTAGTTCATCTTTTATTTGAGCTGAGAATGAAGCATTTTTAATTTTCTTTAGTAGAATAAAAACTTTGCAATTTGTCAAAAACTGCGTTAATGATATATCAGCAGTCTTTTTATTTTCTTTCAGAGCTTTATTTAAAAGAGTATTAAACAATGTTAAATGCTGACCATGTTTTGTTGTATCAACACCATTAACAAATGATATTACTTCTGATGATTGCTGAAATGGAACTATTACTATGTCGACGAATTCTGATGTATCTTGAAAAATAATTGGATCAGAATCGAACATTTTAACATAATCTCTTAATGATAACTTTGGAAGTTTCTTTCCATTGTAAGTAAAAGTTATTTCTGGAAAACAGAGTGACATATTGATAATACGTTTTTCGATTAATGATTTATGAACATCATCAAGATGTGTCATATTCAGCTTTTCAAAATCCGCTAAATATGAAATAGATGTGTATTGTTGTGAATTCTTTCGTTGGGAATGGTTTATTATGGAGAGGTTATTTTCACAATGAAGAAGGGTCTTCTTTTCACCATCAGACGTGTCCACAATAAAATCTTTGCTGAAGATATTAACCAATGATGCTCCAACACCGTTTTGTCCAGCTCCAATTCTATCTCCATCAAAGTTTGAACCCGCTTTTAATTTTGTGAAAGCAATTACAGCTTGAGGTAACTTAGTGTTTTCTTCAATATCTGAAGATAATCCCCGACCATTGTCAGTAATGCCAATTCTGCCATGAACATCAATATTCACCTCTATTTTATTAGCATAAACGAAGTTGGTTTTAATTGCTTCATCGGTGCTATTAGTTATCAATTCATCGAATAGTTTTAAAAATGCTGGAATATATTCGATGCTTTTCTTAACAAATTTATTATCTTCTAACAAATATGTGTCTAATTGATTCGGCTGTATTGAACCTATATACAAACTTGGTCTTGTTAGAACGTATTCAATATCTGATTCAATATAACGTATCTTATCTGCTTTTTTCATAATTTATTCCTATTCAATTGCAAAACATTATATTTTTATATTTGTATAATCAATATTTAGCTCATCGAGTTTGTCTAATATAGTTTGTAACTCTTCAATTTGATTATCATATCGTTTTTTATATTGCGGCAGCTCATCTTTTATTTTATTAATATAATGAGCTGTTTCTCTGCAATCAAGAAGTTGATTTTTATATTTTTTGATTAAATTTTGTTTATCTACTTCGGCTTGTTCTTTTTCAGTTAATTGTTCTAAATATGCAATTAATATAGACACTTCATCAATGTTTGAATCGAAGCGACATAATATTTTTTGATTCAGATTATTCTGTCTAATTTCGCTTAATATAGATATGATTTTATCTATATCAATAAACTCTGGTTTTTCTGTACAAAATTGTTTAATTGAAATTTTTTCCGTTTTAATTTGTTTCATTTTTTAATCTCCACGAGAAATCTTGGTGTGCATTGTTTTGAATCATATACCATGTATTCATTATTTAATAAACTTTTACCGGCTTTAGCAAATACTGAATCGGCGCTAATATTATTTTTATTAAATGATTTACAAGAACTTGTATGTTCTTTAACTATTTTTTGTTTACCAACATGAACTTCATATAAACACATATAAGCAGAATTTTCATCGCCTTTTACCCAATAAGAACCTGACAATGAAGTATATCCAATTGATTTTTGGGCCTTATCCGCAAAGTATAGAGCATCGCCGAACATGCTTCCGGTGTATACTGCATTTGAAGGTCTTATCTTTAAACCATTACTAAGAATTGACCACCAATTTTCTGTTCTTGATCCATGCCAAAACAATTCAGTTTTTTTGTTCTTAGCATTATTAACTGTATTGTTAAAATCACTTTCGTTTGGTTCTTGTGTAACCCTGAAAGCTCTAACAAATTGATTTGAATTTGATCCAAGTTTTTCTTTGATCATTTTAATTTCGTCATCTGAAGCAACTTCCATTTTGATGTTTGCAATATCTAGGATGGTTTTGTCATTAGTATCAGTGGTTGAAGTTTGAACCATTTGTGACTTCATGTTGTCGAGCAATTCTTGTTCTTCTTTGATTGCCTTTTTAAGGAAGTCAATATCAAATGATGTTAAAAGATGTTCTTTAACATTATTCATTTTTCTTGGAATAACTTTAAAGAGTTCGATAAAACGTCTATTGAGCTCTTCAACTTCAACACGTCTGGTTCTATATTCCAAGATTGAATCAATAATCTTCTGAGCTTCTTCTATTTGTTTTTCTGTAACATCTTTATATGAAACTAAGTAATTTGCTTTTACTTTATCTTTAGCTTTTTCGATAAGTTTGTTAATCAGGTTTTTTATTTCAACATTTGAAATGTCTTTAACGTTGGCTATCGTAACATCTGATTTGAGGTTGGTTATATCAACATAACCTTTTTTAATTTTGCTGTTTAGCAATGAATCCCATTTACTTAATGGGTAAATGGTTTGAGAAGCTTTACATCCCACTCTGCCCCAGTCAACAACTAATTCATTATTAACTTCGGACATGTTGTAAAACTTATTGTTGTTGTCGCCGGTGACCATAATCAATTTAGCTGTTTTCATATTCAATCTCCTGTAATTTATCTATAATTTAATTATACACAAGTTATATGAATATGTAAACAAAAATTTAATAACATAAAACATTTTTCCATCGATTCAATCCATGAAGCTGTTCTATTGGTATTGTTTTATATATTTTATCGACGATACTATTGAGCCACTTCTGTTGTTCTGATCTTCTTATGTCTCCATAAGAATATTCTAAATTAAAATCATTACATACTGGCATACAATGATGAGCTGAAATTGGACTCATGATAAAAGCTAATTCTCTCCAGACATAACGGCCCAAAGCATTAATTCGCTCTTCTTCATTAGCATAGCAGTTAAGACTTTTAAAATTTAATCTATTTTCTCTATTGTCGGGATATATTGGTTCAATATAGATAGTTTTAACTCGTTCTTTTATTGAACTAGCTCGGAGTGGTCCAACTTCTTTGTTTCCTTTAATAGCAATTTTAGCAATAGCCATTTCTTCTAAAGTCAAGTTGCATTTAGTCAAATCAATTATTGGCATTTTATTCATATTCAATCTCCTATGTATTTCAATAAATCATTGCCGTATAAACGCTGATAATACATTTCCAACATTGCATGTTTGTATGAAATTGGACATTTGGATTTAGACCAAGAGTGATATTCGCGAATCCAATACTTGTATGCTTCTGGCAATGCGCAATAATCAAAATCATTTTTCATAAAAAATCTCCTTTATGTTATTTTAAAATTATAACATAAAGGAGATTTAAAGTAAACTATTATTTCATCTTAGATAAAAATTCTCGCATCTTTAACAAAAACTTTTGCTTTGGCATATCATTCAAAACAACTTCTTTATTATTAGCTTTAACTGCTACCGATATTGATTCACCATTTGTCCACATTTGAAACATATTTGAATCGTTACCCTTAGTATAAGTTATCGATATTGAATCTTCAGTATCTTCAATACTGAATCGACCACCCGATAAATCTTTTTCTGCTATTGTATTTTCAACAACATATTCTGAAAATTTCTTCATGATATTCCCCTTTTGATTAAAACTGTTAAATCTGATACATTTTTTAAAACATCAATTAAATCAAATTCTAATTTAAAGTCATAATAATTTCCTGAAAATATAACAACGTCCTCAACAATTATTTCTAATGTTGCATTCTCTGGATCTTTGATTAAAAGGACTTTTTTCATTCAATTTATCATTATCAACTTTATTATTTAAACAATATATACTATCCATTAAGCAATCAATGCACCAAAACATATATGCAATCTTAAATACCTGATCTGCTATTTTATTGCAATTAGAACATATATGTCGTCCAATGTCAATTGGTGTTGACAATCTTTTTGATTTTTCATCTAATGGTAATACAACATAATCTTTGGTATCCCATTTATAATTCAACATAATGATTCAATATACGTGTTTCTAAGTGTTTCTCTGATTAAATTGGCAACATGACGAATTTCAAAATGAGCACTATCAGACAGTCTTAAATTCAAAAAGTTCTTCAATGATCTTAAATTAATAGTCCATATAAATCTTGTTCTGTAACCTTCTACTAATCCATATTTAAGATAATCATTTTTAACACCTCGAATCTTCCATCTTTCAAAGAAAATAATAAACAATCTATACCACGACTGCAAATCATTTATAAATTCTTTATAATTCTCAGTTGGTGCATTTCCATTTAAAATCCAATCTGATTCTTTATTCATTGGAGGTATAACAAAATGTTTTGTTAGTATATCTTCAAATGAATACATATCATTTTCTAATGTCTCTAGCATCAATTGGAGTGTGAATCTGGTGCTCTCGCATGTTGTTGAGGATAACCTATGTCGCATATGTTCTTGAAGCTCAGATCGTGAAACTCCATCAATTAGAAAATTCATATTAACATGTTCTGCAACTGATTCGTGCTTCATAACATTTATAACTCTTTGAGCCAATAACATATCAACATTTTCTTTATGATAAGGCATCTCTAATGCATTCAATAGAATTGTCATTGGAGTATAATGAAGAAGCTTTACTTCTATGTTATTCATCACCAAATTCCTTTTCGATTTCTTCTTTATTCGCTGGAACAACTTTGGTGATTCTTTTTAAGAGTTCTTCAAAGTTATAATATAAAGCATTGATGTTGTAGATGTTTTCGCTTATTGCGTTATCCATCATGAAAATAAACAAAGTTAGAGCATATTGATAGATAATGAAATAAATTGGATTCGTTGGATCTAGATAGTAAAAAACTGAAATTGGCATTTGTAAAACACAAAATACAAAAAGTTTAAATAATTTCATATATCACCCTTCATTAATAATCATATTATCTGGAAAATATATTTTCATCCAATTAAAAATAACTTCATTTGATTCTCTTTCAGATACATGCTGAGACTGTATCTTCAATTCTTCAAAAGAAATTCCACGTCTCAATGCTCTTGTATCATCTGAGGCTGTAACAAAATAAGGAATAACTTCACAATCTGAAAAGTTTCTAAGATTTGAAAAATATTCAAAGATAAATCTCCAATCATCTATTAAAACATAATCGATGTGTACATCGTCTAGAATTGGCTGCAACGTATTCATCAAACAAATTGGCCACATTTCTTTATTCAAAGATTGTGCCATATCGGTTCCAACCAATTGATAAAGACCTCGAACACCTCTAGAAAAAACATCATTTTCATATTGTGAATTTAAGTCTTCTATGCATTTCTCGTATTGTTCTTTAAATTGAATCATTGAAACATATTTCATAGGATGTCTATTGAACTTGTCTAAAAATGCTGAAACAAACTTTTCAAATGGTAGTGATAAATTCATATTTTCAACATGAGCGTTTATTGAGTGTTTATCCACTCCAATAACATCTTTTATAAATTTTTTAATTGGATCTGCAAATGAAAGCATTAAAACAGAATTTCCAACTTCTTTTAATTCTTGAGCTTTCTTTGATACAATATATGATTTTCCAGATCCAATTTGCCCAGCAAACATTAAAATTTTTGTCATATTTATTCCTTATTTAACATAATCCCATCCAAGCAAATAACAATATTCTTGGATGATTTTACGAATATATACAGCGCTAACTTGAAAGGGATGTTCCAATACAATATTAAGAAGTTTGTCTTCGATGATTTCTTTTACCTCTTTATCGATTTGATATTTATAAACTCTTTTTTCGCCTATGAAAAATGCTACTTGATATAATAAGTCAGGATCGTATTTTTTAATATATTGTTCAACTTGAAATCTAGACCAATGTTTATATTCTGCAATCATTGCAACACATATATCTATTGGATATCCTGTTTCAATGGTAAGTTCTTTAACCATTTCAGTTATGACTTCTGCTTTTTCATCAACGCTTAGCGACATAAATTCATTTGTATTATTAATCATATAGTTTTTCCTAATCTTCTTATTTTTTCTATTAGCTTAATGGTCAATCCGTATTCTTCAATCTCATTATCGCTGTATTCTTCCATTTGACCAATTTTTTGATAATTTTTGAGCCATTGATCAATTGTGAAGGACTTACATCCAATGTTGAGATAATCACCATCCAATGTGATACAATGTTTCGATAATTGAAATGTTTTGACCTGTGTTGTATGTTTTGCATGCAATATTTGAGCGTTTCCAGAAACTTCAGCAGATCCAGAAACTTCAGCAGATCCATAAACTTCAGCATTACCATAAACTTTAGCATCTCCATAAACTTCAGCAGATCCAGAAACTTCAGCAGATCCATAAACTATAGCATTACCAAAAACTCTAGCATCTCCATAAACTTCAGCATTACCATAAACTTTAGCATCTCCATAAACTACAGCATTACCATAAACTTTAGCATCTCTATAAACTATAGCATCTCCATAAACTATAGCAT